GCTGCAGGGCATCATTCAGGGCGAGAGCATCGGCGAGATTGCCGAGCGCATCGAAAAGACAACCGGCGAGCGGACGCGGACGGCAATGCTCCGGAACGCCCGGACCGCCTACACCGGCGCGCAGAACGCCGGACGGCTGGAGGGCATGCGCCAGGCGGAGAAGCTGGGCGTGAACGTCAAGAAGCGCTGGCTGGCCACGCTGGACAGCCGGACCCGCGACGCCCACGCCGACCTGGACGGCCAGGTGCAGGATCGGGACAAGCCTTTCAAAAGCCCCCTCGGCGACATCATGTTCCCCGGAGACCCCACAGCGAAGCCCGGCAACGTGTACAACTGCCGATGCACCATCACCTACGTCTACCCGGAATACGCCGCGACCATGACCCGCCGGGACAATGAGAACGGCGAGGTCGTGGGGGACATGACGTACCGGGAATGGGAGGCGATGAAGCAGGGCGGAAATGTCGCTTCACAGGCGACCACACAGCCGGTCAAGCCGCGTACAATCGATGGAAAGGCGGAAAAGCTTCGCGCATCGATGGACCCTCAGGATTACGCGGAGGCCGTGCGGATGATCGACGGCAGCCCGGCGGAAATCCTCTACGAAAACTACGCGGACCAATGCGCGGGAATCGTGCAGAAAGCCGGAGCCGGCGTATACAGGCCGTCCCGCGATACCGTGGAATACGGCCTGGAGAAGCGCCCTGGGATGCACAAATTCACGACCATGGCCCACGAAATGGCGCACATGTTCGATGCTAAGATGGGCCGTTACAGTACGCTGACATTCAACGAAATGGACAAGCTGAACGCCGCCTGCCAGGGTGCTTCAAGGTTCTATTACGACATCTTCAAGCCCTTGCCGTCAACCTCAGACCGATTCCTCAGTGCCATGCGTGAAGATAAGGCGGAGCTGAAGAAACTGTTGTCACAGCCCGCCGAAATCGCTAAAATGAAAACGGGGAACCTCAGGAACGCGTCCGCCGGGGTGCAGGATGCCATGGACGGCTTCTTCGATACCCAGGACAAGGGCATCCTGCCATGGGGCCACGGAAAGAAGTACTACAACCGGAAGTACAACAGCCAGATCAAGGGCAACGTGTTCGCCAACGCCATAAAAGGCGCGTACAAGGACATGGGCTTCGACGCCAGCAACCAGGCAAAGGTCGCGGCTATTGTGCGCGACTACGAAACCGCCAGCGAACTCTGGGCAAACGGCGTATCCGCCGTGACCTGCGGCGGTGAAGAACTCGAAGCGTTCAGGACCTACATGCCCCACACCATACAGGCAATCATGGACATTATAGGAGGCGTAACATGATGGATGAATATCTCGCGCTGTACAATGAGCGCTTCGGCGAAGGCTTCCCCATGTACCAGCTCGGGCGCGGGCGCACCGACGATGAAGTGATCGAGATCATCAAGCGGTGTATCGACACCGGGACGGACGTCTACACGATGGGCCTTGTCTCGGAAGATGATGAGGATATGTACTGATGACCGACTTCACCGACAATTCCTCCGCCGTCCTCTCCGCCGCCGACGCGGCCATTGCCCGCGCCCTTGAGATCATCGGCGGGAAGTGCGAATCCTATGCCAAGGCGCTGTGCCCCGTGGACACCGGCGCCCTCAGGAACAGCATCACCCACCGCGTGGACGGGGACACCGTCACCGTGGGCAGCGGCATCCAGTACGCGCCCTATGTGGAGCTGGGCACCGGGAAGGAATACCAGCCCGGCCCGGAATGGATTCAGGCCCAGGCCCGGCGGGGGCGCGGCCTCGATCATTGGGTGTACTTCGACCAGGCGAAGGGCGAGTTTCGAATGGGCTTCCCTCAAAAGCCCCGGCCCTTCCTCCGCCCCGCCGTGGAGGAACACAAGCAAGAATACGAAAATATCCTGCGCAGCGAGCTTCAGAATGGATAAACCCTGCATACCCGGCGTTTATCCTATGAAAAATGCGAAATAAACCCCACACTCGGCAGGAAAAGTGCCAATCGGCGCTTTCCTGCCTTTGCTTTCGATAAATCCAGCGCCCGCCACGTGCCGGCGCTGTTTTTATACCTGTGACAATCCGTCACGGGTTCATATCATCTTAGGGCAGCACCCGTAACAGCGAGAAAGGATGAAAAACAACATGAACAAGCCGTTTCCCATGAACCTCCAGTTGTTCGCGGAGGAAGCCGCCACCGAGACCAATGACGTCAAGGTCAACATCGGCGACATCCTGCGCAGCCACACCAACGCCGACGGCGTGATCGACATCGACAAAGCGGAATCCGCCGTGAAGTCCGCCGTGGGCCGCGCCTTCGTGTCCCGCGCCCGCTACAAGGCCAAGCTGGACGAGATCGACACGCTGACCACCGACAAGAACGCCCTGGAGGACAAGCTGACCGCCGCCGAAAAGTGGCAAAACAAGTACAAGAATGAGCACGACGCCTTCGAGAAGTACAAGGCGGACACCGACGCCCGGAACAAGCTGGCCGAAGTGAAGGCGGCCTACAAAAAGCTGCTGACGGAAGCCGGCATCGACCCCAAGCGCCACGACGCCATCCTGCGCGCCACGACCTTCGACGACAAGAAGCTGGGCGAAGACGGCAAGTTCGAAAACGCTGACAAGCTGAAATCGGACATTGAAACCGACTGGGCCGATTTCAAAGTCACCACCACCACCAAGGGCGCGGACGTGGCAACCCCGCCCGCGAACCACGGCACGGCCAAGCGCAGCAAGGCGGAAATCATGGCCATCAAGGACACGACCGAGCGCCAGCGTGCCATTGCCGAAAACCATGATCTGTTCGGCTTCTGACCGGACAGCCTGACAATTAAAGGAGCTGAAAACATATGGCAAACGCAAACGTCACCACTTCTGCCGAGCAGAATGTCATCACTACTCAGGAAATGTCCAAGGCTCGCGAGGTTGACTTCGTTGAGCGGTTCACCCACGCCAGCCTGGACAAGCTGATCGAAATGCTGGGCGTGACCCGTAAGATCGCCATGATCGACGGCACGACCATGTACTACTACAAGACCACCGGCACGCTGGAAGACGGCGCGGTGCCCGAGGGCGAGATCATCCCGCTGAGCCAGTACGAGCGCAAGAAGTTCCCCACCGGCGAGATCACCCTGCACAAGTGGCGCAAGGCGTCCACTGCGGAGGCGATTCTCAAGAGCGGCTATGATGAGGCCGTCAATGCCACCGACGCGAAGCTGATGAGTGACGCGCAGAACGGCATCCGCACCAGCTTCATCGACAGCCTCAAGGCAATCGACGCTACCGTGGTGGGCGGCGCGACGCTGCAGGCGGTTCTCGCCAAGACCTGGGGCCAGATTCAGGTGCTGTTCGAGAACGATTCTGCCGACATCGTTCACTTCATGAATCCGCTGACCATCGCGGACTACCTGAGCACCGCGACCATCACCGTTCAGACGGCGTTCGGCTTCAACTACATCCAGAACTTCCTCGGCATGGGCACGGTGATCCTGCACAGCCAGATTCCCGTGGGTCAGGTGTACTCCACCGCCAAGGAAAACATCATCATGTACTACGTGCCCGTCACCAGCGAGGTCATGAGCGCGTTCGACATGACCGCCGACGCTACCGGTTACATCGGTATCGCCTCCGGCGTGAAGACCCACGAGCGGGCGCAGATCGAATCTCTTGTAATGTGCGGCATCCAGTTCCTCGTGGAGTATGCCGACGGCGTTGTGCTGGGCCAGGTTGATTCCACGCCCACGCTGGGCAGCGTGACCGTGGCTTCCACCGCCGGTACTGCCGTGGGTGATTCCAACATCGCCATGAGCGGCTACACGCTGGACACTGGCGAGAAGTGGGTGTACAAGTGCGGCAAGACCACGGCTCCCGCCGTGACCTACGGCCAGAAGCTGGGCACCGGCTGGACCGAGCTGGATTCCGGTGATGACATCACGCCCGCTGCCACCGATACCAAGATCACCGTCGCTGCGGTTGACGCCAACGGTCGCGCACAGGCCGCCGGCAACGCCACGCTGACGGTCAAGACGGCCTGATGAAGCCTGGGGCGGGGTTTATCCTCGCCCCGGTTTTTGAATGAGGTGGGCATATGATTGAGAAAATCTGCGCCTATATCCACAACTACTTTGTCTATGGCCGCTACAGCGGAACCTTTACCATCGAAAACGGGAGCATCGCGCTCCCGTTTCTTGTCGATGGGCAGTATTTCTGCATCTGCGACAGCCGGCTGAACGACGGCGTGTACCAGTACCCGACCGACGCCTTGGCCGATGAGACCTTCGACGGAGTGATCTGGGAAATGCGCGTTCCCCGCGCGTTCCTTGACCTAGTTACGGAGATCGAAGCGTGGCAGGAAAAGTACGGCGCGGCAACTGCCGGCCCGTATCAGTCGGAATCATTCAACGACTACAGCTACAACAAGGGCACCACGTCGGACGCCAGCGGCAGAAGCGTACCCATCACCTGGCAGACAACATTCGGCAGCTACCTGAACCAGTGGCGCAAGCTGGCATAAGGGGGTAAAAGCATGTTGATGTTTGATAGCCCCATGCTGGACGAATACCGCTACGACTGTATGCTGCTTGAACACGTTCGCGTGCCCGACGGGCAGGGCGGCAGCACGATGGGCTGGACGGACGGTATGACCTTCAAAATGGTCTTCGAGCGCGACGCCAGCACCCAAGCGCTGATCGCCGAACAGCAGGGCTTCACCCGGACCTACAAGGGCTATGTGCTCAAAACCATGAACCTGAAATACCACGACATACTGCGGCGGATTGCGGACGGAAAGGTGTTCCGGATCACCGATGACGGCGACGACAACCGGACGCCCAACACCAGCGGCCTGAACGCTCAGTGCGTGGTGATGGAAAGGTGGGAGCTGCCCGGCAATGACTAACACCGCAAAAGCCCTGTACAAATTCTTTTCAGGCTTCGGCTTGCCCGCCTATGTCGAGTACAGCGTACCGGATGACGCAAGACTCCCCTACATCACCTACCAGGTCGTCAACCCCGACTGGCCGGATACCGCGCCGCTGTACGCCCGCGTGTGGTACCGGGACACCAGCTACGCGGCCATCAACGCCACCGTGGACGCCATCGAAGCCGCCGTGAAGGGCGGCATTTCTATTCCCACGGAGGGCGGCTGCGTTGTGCTGAACAAAGGCACGCCCTTCGCCCAGGAGCAGCCGATGGAGGGCGACGACACACTCAAGGTTTACTACCTTCTCTTCGAAATCATGGCACCGACCGACTGAAAAAAAGGATGTGAACAATCACCATGAAATTCACTCAGATTCCCGCGAACACCTTCAAGGAGCTGCAGCTGAACGCCGGCATCCTGCTGTCCGATTTTACTCCGGCTGACGGCAGCTTCGACGCCGATGACATGCTGGGCGCGACCTCCGGCGGCGTCTCCTTCACCGCGCAGGCGGAGTTCACCGACTTTGCCGAGGACATCGACAACGCGGCTAGATAACGACCAACGGGATCAATGCATAGTTGGCCGTTTGGCGTCCACGGCGAACCTGTCAAGTAGGCCGTGGATCATGAGGGAAGAAATAAGCTGGGAAACCGTTTGCAACGGCAATCAGACAGTGAAGGCGATGGGTAACGCCATCGTCAACGGCAACGCATAGGGTGTGAAACTCCGGCTGAGACGACGGAGAATATAATCGCCCCACGAGGCTTCCCCAACGGACAGGGCGGGCGCAGAGCCCGCGTTGAACAGATATGCTGGGCTGCATCGTAATGGTGCAGAGGCGCGGACAAAAAGCCGCGTGATAACAAACGAAGAACATGAAGGAGTTCAAGGTGCTGGATTCTTGGACCGCCACCATGTCCGGTACCTTCGCGTCCCTGACCACCGCGCTGGCCAAGATGCTGGTGGGCGCCGGCGTCATCGACGGCACCAACGCCAACAAGATCGTGCCCCGCAACGACCTGGACCAGGCGGACTTTTCCGACGTCTGGTGGGTCGGCGATTACAGCGACAAGACCGGCGCGACCAACGGCGGCTTCCTGGCAATCCACCTGATGAACGCGCTGTCCACCGGCGGCTTCCAGATTCAGTCCGGCGACAAGGCCAAGGGCCAGTTCGCCTTCGAGTTCACCGGCCACTATTCCAACGCGGCGCAGAACACCGTGCCGTTCGAAATCTACGTGAAGGCCGGCACCGCCGAGCCCAACGGCTGACCGACTGACGGGAGGAAAACATGAGGAAAATCTCTGATTACCGCGACGAAGACGCCCTCGACCTGCTGGCGGACATCATGGAACCCGCCGTGGAAATCCTCGCCGATGAGACCGTACGGAAGACGTTCGAGAACGGGAACCGGATGAAACTGGCGACCGTGGCCATCAAGGGCCACAAGGAAGCCGTCATGCAGATTCTGGCCCGGCTCGAAGGCGTCCCGCGCGAGGAATACCATTGCACCATCTTCACCCTTCCCGCCGTGGTGCTGGAAGTGCTGAACGACCAGGAGCTGCTCGGTTTTTTTACCGCGCAGGCCAGGACGATGAGTACCGCCGCGTCTTCTGGCAAGCCTACGGCGAATACCAAGGCCGTCGAACCCGCCGCGGAGTAACCGCTTTCCTCCAGTACGTCGACGCGAAATACGAGGCGTGGTTCCGGGAATACGTGTTCCGGAGCTACGCCTCCGACGCGCTGATGTACACCGCGAGGGGCATGGGATACAAGATGGAGCGCCGGTACATCGACATCATCTCCACCGATACGGACAACACACCGGAACAGACGGGGGATGAAATCGCGGCGGACATCATCGCCCGTTGTGGGCTGGAGGTGAGAACCTAATGGATATATTTTCCCTGTCCGCCCATCTCGGGCTTGACAAGTCCGGCTACGATAGCGGCATCCAGGAGGCCAAGAGCGACTTTTCAGGCCTGGCCAGCCACCTGCAAAACGTGGCAAAGACCATCGGCAAGGCGTGGCTGTTCAAAGAGGCCGTGCAGGGCATAAAAAACCTGACAAGCGCAGTCGTGAACGCCTACGCGGAATACGAACAGCTGGCCGGAGGCGTCGAAACGCTGTTCGGCAACGCGGCGGACGCCGTGAAGGCCTACGCGGACGCGGCCTACCAGACGGCGGGCATGTCTGCGAACGAGTACATGTCCACCGTCACGTCTTTCGCGGCGGCACTGGTGCAGGGCGCGGCAAACAGTACCAGCCAGTCCACCGCCATCACGAAGGAGGCCGCCGACGCACAGTATCAGGCCGTCAAGGACAGCTACGACAGGCAGTACGAGGCTGCCCAGGACGCCTATAATCGGCAGTACAGCGCCCTGCAGACGTCGCTGAACAAGCAGTACAAGGCGCTTCAAAAGAGCCTGAAGAAGCAGTACGAAGCCGCCAGTCGGAACGCGGAGGATGAAATCGAAGCGTATTCCGAGAGCCTGAACAAGCGGCTGGAAAAGCTGCAGGAATCCCAGGACAAGGAATACAAGCGGCTGCAGCGGGCCACGGACAAAAAGCTGGCGCTCATTGAAAAGGAGTACCAAGCGACGATCAAGCGCATTGACCGCGAACGCGCAGCGCGGATTGGCGCCATCGACGCCGAGCTTGCCGCTCTGGACAAGGAACAGGCCGAAAAGGAAAAGGCGAACAAGGAAGCCGAGCGCGAGACCACCAAGCAGCGTCTCCAGGAGGCTGTTCAGTGGGCGCGGACCGTTGGCGAACGCGTCAACGCTCAGAACAAGTTGAACGACTACCTCGAACAGATTCGAATCGAGGATGAAAAGGACGCCCGACAGGCCCGAATCGACGAGCTGAAAGATCAGAAGGCGCAGATTCAGGACGAAGCCAAGGCCGAAGAGGATGCGGCCAAGGACAAGCGGGATAAAAATTCCAAGGCCGTCAAGACCGAGGGCGACGCCCAGCTTACCGCGCTGAAAAAGAGCCAGCAGAAGCAACTGGCCGCCATGCAGAAGAGCAACGCGGAGGCGCTCAAGAATTTCCGCCGGGCGAAGCAGGACGAATTGCAAGCTCTGCAGGAAAGCCAGAACGAGCAGCTGGAAGCCGTCAGCGAATCCAACGCAGCGCAGCTGGCGAACCTCAAGCAGAGCCAACAAGCGCGGCTCAAGGCCATGAAGCGCGGCCAGAACGCCCAGCTGAAGGCGCTCAAGGCATCGCTGAAGCAGCAGCAGAAGGCGGTGAGCGCTTCCGGGAAGGTCACAGCAGAACAATACGCTATGGCCGCAGAAGCCGCAAATCAGGCCGTGCAGGACATGGCAGATATATCTGCTACGTTTGGTCTGCCGATGTCCCAAGTATCTGCGACATTTCAGTCTTTGGCAAAGGGTAACTATCAGGTTCTGGATTCCTTGCAGCTTGGTTTTAAGGGTTCCAAAGAGGGCATGCAGGAGTTGATGGATAAGGCGGAGTCCATCACCGGCAAAAAGTACGACATGACGAATATCACGGACATGTACGAGGCAATACATGTAGTGATTGACAGCATGGGCATAGCCGGTCGTGCATCGGAAGAAGCCAGCAAGACAATCTCCGGTTCCTGGGCCGCAACAAAGGCCGCGTGGCAGAACCTCATGATCGCCATGGGCAGGGGCGAGGGCATCGAGACCGCCACGAACAATCTCATTGACAGCTTCGGAAACGTCGTCGAAAACGTCATTCCCGTGCTTGGGCGGCTGTTCCCGGCTGTCGGCACGGCCATCTGGACGGCCATCAAGTCCGGCATCGAAGCTACGCGAAACTGGCTGTACAGTACGCTGTTTGGCGAGAATTGGACGCCGGAATCCAGCTGGAGCGGTGTAGGTACCAAGATTTGGGAGGCCATACAGAATGGCATCACAGCCATAAACGGCTGGCTTCTGAAACTGGTGCTCGGGGACGATTGGACACCGGAATCCGGCTGGGGTGACGTCGGCAACAAGATATGGGAAGCCATTAAGAACGGTTTCGCGTTTTACAAAGGCTGGCTCTTCAGTATCCTGATGGGCGACGAGTACACACCGGAACCCGGCTGGGAAAGCGCTGGCGCAGCGATCTGGACGGAAATCAAGAACGGTTTCACCGCTGCGAAGGGCTGGCTTTTCAGCCTCGTGCTCGGCGATGAATACACCCCCGAATCAAGCTGGACCGATGTCGGTGGAAAACTGTGGACATCCATCAAGGCGGGCATTGTCGCTACCGGCGATTGGCTCAAAGAAGTCGTGCTCGGCGAGGAATACACCCCGGACGCCACATGGGCGGACGTCGGCGGGAAAATCTGGGAGAGCATCAAATCCGGCATTACCGTATACGGCGACTGGATAAAGAGCCTTGTATTGGGTGATGAATACACGCCTGACTCCACCTGGGGCGACGTTGGCGGTAAGATATGGGACGCGGTAAAGGCTGGATTCAGCGTCACCGGCGACTGGATAAAGAGCCTCGTGCTCGGCGACGAGTACACACCGGACGCGTCCTGGGCGACGGTCGGTAGCAAAATCTGGGGTAAGATCACCGAAGGGCTGGCCAACGCGGTCAACTGGCTCAAGGGGCTGTTCGACAGTTGGACCGCGAAGCTGACGGACGGTAGCGTGAACTTTGCCAGCATCGGCAGCATGATCTGGACGGCCATCACCGGAGCGTTCAGTAACGCCGTATCCTGGTTTGTGGGCCTGTTCGGGGGCAAAGACGACAATGACACCGACAGCGTCAAGGGCGCCATTGCCAACATCGACTGGGCCGGGCTCGGTACGTCCATGCTGTACCTGATCGGCAGCGCGTTTTCGGCTGTCGGCGAGACTTTCAAGGGCTTTTTTGTGGAGGCCTGGAACAGCATCAACAAGCTGAACTGGTCCGACCTTGGCAAGAACATGTGGACCGCCATCAAAAACGCGTTCAAGGGTGTCACCAGCTGGTTCAAGGAGACGTTCAAAAAGCCCATCAACGCGGTTATCGACTTCCTCAACGACATGATTGGCAAGGTGGAGGACGCTGTCAACACCATCGTCGACGGCATCAACAGCCACCTTCACATCACCATCCCGAACGTTTCCTGGAGCTGGGACTTCTACCACGGCAACGGCGGCTTTTCCACGGATTACGCAAACCCGTTTATGGACTGGAATCCCGACATCGGACGCGTCTCATTGTCCCGTATCCAGAAGCTGGCCAAGGGCGGCGTCGTTCGTAATGGCGGCCACGCCATCGTCGGCGAGGGCGGCTACCCCGAGTACCTGCGCGTGGTCAACGGACAGGCCATCGTCACGCCCATGAAGAACGCGGGAACCGCCGGAACCAATGTCACCATCAACGTCTACCAGCAGCCCGGCGAGGATTCGCAGGCGCTGGCGCGGAGGATACAGCGCGAGTTTGTGCGCGATGAAATGCAGAGAAGGGCGGCGCGTGGACGATGAGCGGATATTTTGTATTCGTGCAAAACGGCGAAACGTTTGATACACGGGACTACGACATTACCGTTGTACCGGCTGACATCGACAGCGCTCCTGCGCGAAGCTACACCGCGTATCCACGCGGCGGTGGAAACGGTGATATCCTCGTCAACACGGGAAGATTCGACAACGTCCCGCGCTCCTATTATATCATTGTCTCCCACGATTTCGTATCCACATACGAGGCGATCTGCGACGCCCTGCTGCCGTTCAGCGGTTACGGCAAATTGATGGATTCATGGGCAACGGATGAGTTTTTCAACGCCTATCTCGACGGCGACCTGAAGCCCATCCTGACCCGGAACGAGGAAATGGGGAAGGTGCTTGTCACCTTCTCCAGAAAGCCGCAGCGGTGGATAAACAATACTGACGTGTTTATCTCTCTAAAATCGCAGACCAGTTTTTATAACGACACGGCATACGCTGTATACCCGCTCTTTAAATTTGTAATCAACAAAGATTTTCCCATTGAGCGTATTGTGTATGATAGCGTTACACATGTGACGTTCCAAAGTGGGTATATGGGTACAGCATGGATATCGATGGATTATGGAACACTTGACAAAGCAAAAGATGTACTTTCCATTAGTGACAGTATCTATGTTGATTGTGAATTACATCGTGCTTATGCAGACACTGGCGAAGACCTTACCTGGGCGCTTCAGAATGGTCAAGGCGGTAATGAATACATACCCCGGTACACAACTGCCAGGATAACGCCATACACTAGCTACGGGCCGTCATACGCGTACCTCGATGCGCTTGTCAGATTTCAAAAATATACAATTTGAGGTGGGCGCGCTATGAGTACAAATGGATATTTCAAATATAACGGAATAAACATACGCAACATATCGGAAGTTCGTGTCTACCGGAATGACCTGTACGGACGCCCCACGCGAGGTTATCAGATCATCAACCCACCGGGAAGAATGGGCAGCATCATTCGCGACAACCTGCGTTACCCGAATGTTGAAATGGTGTATGACATCCTGATTGAAAGCAACTTCGACACGGCGTATAGTAAGATTCGGAACGTGCTGCTCAGCGTGGATGGTTATGCCCGGCTGGAGGACTCGTGGAACCCGGACGAGTTTTATCAGGCGTATGTAAGCGCTCCGCTCGAACCACGCGTAAGTGTAGACCGGGAAAAAGGCGCGGTGACCGTGGTATTCAGCCGGAGGCCGGAGCGGTGGCTGAAAAGCGGAGAAACCATCATCAGGGGCGGATACGGAAACATAACGAACCCCACCAAATATAATGCTTACCCATACGTATCAGTTGACTTGGATTCTGACAAGATAGCGGCAGAAACGACAGATCATTACATTATCAAGATGTTTGAGGCCGGCGGGGTGTACATGAATTTCTGCGATGGCCTCACAAATTCGCAGAATCAAAAGACAACAAAAGACGTATTCGGTAACGTGACTCGCGTTACGATAGACTGCGCGACAGGGGCCATAGATGCCCCATATCAGACAAGTACTAACCTGAGGCAGTATATCTATACGTTTAACACGGATGTTGTATCACAAAACAAGAAATACCTGAATGAAATGCCCCATATTCCTCCGGGCATATCCCATTATGCCGTAGGCGCATGGTTAAGGAGCATGGCGACAAGCAGCGACAATGTATGCGTCACACCGAGGTGGTATACAATATGATACCGTGGATTTACAACCCAGTAGACAACCTGAAGTTCAAAACGACGGGCGAAGCGTATCTGATCGGTGCCGGCCTCGGACGCCTCCCCGACTGTATCAGCAGCGCGACGACGATCTCCGTTTCCGACGGCGTATACGAGACGAAGATTGTGTACCCGCTGAACGGCACGAATTACGACCTGATCAAAGACGGCTATGTCCTTGTCAACGCCGCCGATGTGCTCCACGACAGGGAACCGTTTATCATTTATCGCCGGGAACTCAACCTCGATGATACCGCCACGATCTACGCCCACCACGTGAGTTACGCGCTGCGCTATATCGTCATACCGCCCGGAACGGTGGCAAGCATGAGCGACCTGCTGACCCTGCTGCATTCCGGGTATGTAGGCGCGTCATCGAATACGGGCGACCTGTACGACGGCTCAAACTTCACATACATATACGATGGCGACTTCGATTTCTCAAGCCCGTTTGTCATAGACCGCTTCACGACGGCGCAGGAGGTTATCGGCAGGCTGATTCAAGAAGAAGGTTTCCGCGTGAAATATGAGGGCTTCGTGGTGACCTTCATCTACGACGAAGCAGAAACAGACGACATTCCAACAATCTATTACAGCGGCAACCTAACGAACGCGACGCAGGAGTACGAAACGCGCGACGCGTACAACGCTGTTGTGCCGTATTGGGTCAACAGCGATACGGGAGCGCCCTTCCCGTCTGCCGCTGCCGATATACGGATTGTGAAGCCGACGCAAAGCTCCGACTACGTCTACCCCGGAGGGTACAAACGGCGAATCCAGCCTCTGGACCTGAGCGGTGAGTTTGACAGCCAGCCGACGGTTACAAACCTCGTGGATGCCGCGAATGAACATCTGAACAACAGTACGCCATGGGTGCCGTTCGAAACTCTGACGGTCAACTTCGTGCCCTACGAAATAGACAACGACCAAGCTGTAAATCAGACCGATACCGTCTGCGTCTATGACCGTGTGCGCGTGGTCATCCAGCCGATGGAGACAGATGTTGTCGTCCGCGTCATCAAAACAGAATATGATGCACTTCTGGAGCGCTACACCAGCATGGACGTGGGCCAGCCCCAGGTAACGCTCTCGGACATCTACGGCTCCGGTGCCACGTATACATCGGAATCCGGGGGCGGTAGCGGTGGCGGAGGCCCGCAGACCTTCGACAACCCGGTGCAGTTCAACAACTCCGTGGCAGTGGGCGCGGGCAGGCTGCTGAAGGTAGTCCGAATTACGCTGTTCTCAAGCGTGAGTATCGCAGCGAACGCAGTAAAGAGCCAAACATACACCATAACCACCAGCGATATTGGCGCGGGCTGGACGGCTGTCGGCATTGTCGGCTATAGCATGGGCCAGGGCACTTTTAATGTCTACCGTCTGCGCCTAGCAGTCGACAGCACCGACACCATTGAATACAGCGTGCGCAACATCGACAGCAGCGCGCACACGGGCAGCCTGGGATGTATGGTCCTTTGCATCCGCACCAGCCTGTAAACGGAGGGAACCATGAACAACATCATCACAGCCGTATTCGGCGGGCGGCGGGAGGCCCGCACGAGGGCGCTTTACCAGTGGGACTACGGCATCATCCTGCAGCTGATCGGCCCGGCGCTGCCCGTGGCGTATGAAGTGCATTTCTCCGCCAGCCTGACCGGCGATGCGGCGGTGGTCATCGGCGACGAGGACGGCGTGGCTATCCCGGACGAATACCTGACCACGGCGGGCACCCTCTATGCGTGGGTGTACCTGCACACCGGCGACAGCGACGGCGAGACACGGTACACGGTCACCATCCCCGTGACGGCCCGCGCGAAGCCCAGCGACTACGAACCCACGCCGGTTGAACAGGGAGTCATCCAACAGGCCATCGCGGCGCTGAACGCTGGCGTCAAGACGGTGGATGACGCGGTGGAGAACATCGAGGAAAGTATCGACGCAGCGTTGGCGGAAGCCAAGGCCAGCGGCGAGTTTGACGGGCCGAAGGGCGACAAAGGCGATAAAGGCGACAAGGGTGACAAAGGCGATCCCGGCCCGAAGGGTGACACGGGTGATACCGGCCCCGCTGGTCCGAAGGGTGACACAGGCGCGACAGGTCCGCGGGGTGAAAAAGGCGATAAGGGCGACACCGGGGCTACGGGAGCCACTGGTGATACCGGCCCACAGGGTGAGCAGGGGCCGAAGGGTGACACCGGAGACACCGGTCCGCAGGGGCCGCAGGGCATACAGGGTATTCAGGGGCCACAGGGGCCGCAGGGCATTCAAGGCCCCCAGGGCGACCCCGGCGCGGACTACGTGCTGACGGCGCAGGACAAGGCGGACATCGCGGACATCGTGCTGGGCGAGCTGCCCACGGCGACGGGGGTGAATTTCTGATGACTGATTATGTTGTGCGCGATACGCAGCTTAC